TCGATAGAATTCTTCGGATACTTCAATGAGTGTTTCTCCAGTCTTCATATTGATACCAACTTCATCCAAACCTTCGCCTAGCCATTCGATTTGAACACCAAGATAGTCTGCAACCATATCGCAGAAGTCTCTGACTGAATGTTGTTCACCACTAGAGATAACATAGTCATCTGATACATCTTTTTGCACTAGAAGATACATTGCTTCTACGTAATCTTTAGCATGACCCCAATCTCTGAGTGCATCTAAGTTACCTAAACGTAATGGTTCTTTATCTCCCATCCATGCGTTCATAAGTCCTTGTACAATTTTGCGTGTGACAAATTCAGGACCTCTACGTGGACTTTCGTGATTGAATAGAATACCATTAGATGCGTGAATGTCATAACTCTCACGATAGTTGACAGTAATCCAATATGCATATAGTTTTGCAATTGCATATGGGCTACGTGGATAGAATGGAGTCTTTTCTGTTTGTGGTACTTGCTGAACCATGCCATACAATTCACTTGTTGATGCTTGATAAAATTTACATCTTTTATCTAAACCTCGAATTGTTTCTAGCATAGTGAGTACGCTAATGCCATTTACTTGTCCAGTAAATTCTGGCATTTGAAAACTTACACCAACATGAGATTGTGCGGCTAAGTTATATACTTCGTCTGGTTGTGTTTTTACGATGATGTTTCGAACATTTGCAGTATCAGTCAAATCGCTGACATGTAGTTGAATATCATTTTTGATGTGTTCAATGTTTGTGGTATTGAAACCTGTGCTGAGTCTACGTGCAAGTCCATGCACTTCGTAGCCTTTACTTAATAGAAGTTCTGCTAAGTAACTTCCATCTTGTCCTGTAATTCCTGTAATCAATGCAACTTTGCTCATGTAATCTCCATAAAATAGTGACAGGTTATTCTGTTACGAGGAAACCTGTCGAAACCCTAGTCAGCGTTTAGGCTGCCAATGCGAAACGTGAGTCGTTTGCGTTTACTTTATTTTCTTCTTTTTACATCGTTGCTGATGTGCTGTCCACTCTGTTACTCTTTGCCCTGTCGAAACTATGCACCCCCATCAAAAGCATTCTTAATCTCCAGCATACTTGTGGCGATCAATCCACTTTCAACCTTCTCTGATCCTGCGTCCAGTTTAGAATACTTTTGGTGGAGGTGGGGGGATTCGCACCCCCGTCCAGAACCTGTTTCTCTTTGCTTCATACAGCAATATCAATCGTAAGGCTTCAGAAAATCATCACCCTTACTATCTTCGTCAAAATTATTCCAATCATAGGTTGCAATTTTGTAAATCCAAAATGCATGTAGTCCTACGATAAGAACGAATAATATTATATCACTATTTATCATGTTAGTCAATCAGTACAGCATCATATGCTTCACGGTAAGATATAAAATCTTTGATGTAGTCATTGCGTTTTTTGATGAACACTTGTGGATGCTCAGAGTCAACGGCAATCATAATTACAATTTGTGATACTGGTATTCCAGTTCGTTCTTCGTACATAACTGCATACGCAGAACATTGCATGAAGTATCCTTTAATCCAACTCTCTTCTTTTAACTTGCCTGAAGTCTTGAAGTCAATGATAGATAACTTACCATCGTATTCTGCAATACAATCAACTCTACCAGCAACTTTTAAATGGTGTGAATATAAAGGAATCTCTAGTGCATGAATGTTGTTTACATGTTCATCCAATAGAGGTTGTAAAGACTTAAACATAGCGACAGAATCTGGCATCGTCTTACGTGCAAAGTCTTCTTCATTGTTCAAATAGTTTTCGCAAATTTTGTGTACTCTAGTTCCACGGCTGGATGCTTTAGTTGAAATACGATTGGCTTCTTCCTCGCCCACACGTTTTCTCCATTCAAGGATTTTATCTTTGCCGTGCTGGGAGGTAATGGTAGTAACAGAGGGATATAGTAATCCCTCTGGCGTCTTGTAGAATCGCTTGCCGTTTACTGTTTCAGTTTCCAAATCATAGTCGATATCGCATCCAATGTGTTTAAAGTTCACTTCAGTAATCCTGTAGTTATAATGATATTTTATTTAGCAGAGTCTACTCCGTCTTCATGTTGCAATTTTGCTAGAATATAATCTTTTACCAATGAAGAACGAACAATATCATCTACAGTAAATTCAATTTTTGTGAATGCATTCATATGATAGGCAATATCAAAGAATTTAAGAATACCCGATACATCATTCTTTTTCTTATTCAAATCAGTTTGGCGATAATCACCACACCAAATAATCTTAGAACGATATCCAACCCTTGTCATAACTGTATCTATCTCTTCAAACGTCATGTTCTGCATTTCATCAACAATAATGATAGCGTCATCAAATGACATACCACGAATGAATGATGTAGAGATAAACTCAATATGTCCTTGTTCTTCTAATCTATCCCATGCATCTTTGCGACCAAACAATGTGTCGCAGATTTGACGATATGGTTGTTGATAGATTTCCATCTTTTCATTTACGTCACCTGGCAAATGTCCAATCTCTCTTGATTGAACAGCAGAACGTACTACTATAATTTTGTTAAATGGATTTGCTTTATCCATCACTTCTTCGATTGCTTTATACAATGCACAGAATGTTTTACCTGTACCTGCTACACCATGAAGTGCCACAAAATAGTCTCCACGTTTGTATGCATCAAAAAAGAGTTTTTGATTTTCTGTTAAAGGATCAAAAGTTTTTAAATCATCTAGTCTGAGTCTGAGTGTGTTATTAACTGCTTTGAGTTTTGGGGTTGATGGAATATCTGGTTCAGTATTTGCTACTCTTGGTGTAGCTGATTTTCTTGCCATGGGAGCCCTTTTACTTGTTGTGTAATGTATCCCCATATTAGAATGTATTAACATCGCCTCTTGGATGTGCTTCTTTAGCCTTGGCAAGGACTTCTCTAAATCCATTGTCTGGCTTTCGAATACCCAATCGAACTGGATCACCTAATGATGGGGCGCCTAGCATAACAGATTCATATTGAGGATTTTGTTCTAAGAATTCCTCTCTATCAGCAATTTTAAAAAGTCTTTCGATTATTTCGCCTGTTTCACGATGGCGAAAGTTGTATGTTGGCATTCTTCACTCCGTATGAGAACCACTCTGGTGTTTCTCTGTTTTTCCATTTTGCAAATCTACTCTTATCATGTATATAGTAGTTTTGATATGACTTGATAGCGTCATTCTTTACTTTATATGTATCCGGCATTGCGGGCGTAGGCTCGGTAAATTCACCCAACGGAATATTTTTTGGGGGAATCATCAATTCAGAATCTAATCGTGCAGTCGCATGATTTTTGCCATAACGGTGGGTGTATTCATTACACAGCCATCCAAACAATTCATACAACCAAACATAATTTGCTTGTGATTGTCTTACCCAAATAGCAGATGGATGATTAATATGAGTTGCGGAATAAAGAATGCCTTCACGTTCATCGTCAAGAACATATTTTGTTTGTTTTCTTCCAGACTGTGATTTGCCTTCAGTAATAACGCCATCTAGAACACGGTGAGCAGTAGAAAGTAATTGTGCATATTCAATAATCATTTTAACAACGTGTTTATCCAAATGCATTTCTGCACAGACTTTTGGGTTTTTGTCGAGATAAAAAATGTTCATATAGTCAATATAGTAGATGTTCATACAAAATCATACGTTTTTTCAAAAATTGGACCATCACAAATATAAAGTTCTCCGTCAATACCTCGCATGAGATAATCACCAGCTTTGCCTTGCTTGTAATTGCCTTCGAGTGTATTCACACGAAAGTCTTCGTCAATGCGTTTAGCATGTACTACAATTGGACGTTTCATACATGCACCCATTTCGGCAACGTCTTCAAAGGTATCATAAGTTTTCATAGTTTCTCCACAAGTACTTTGTCGCCTTGGTCTGTACCAAACGACATGTTATCATAGTATACACGAACAAACCCCTTCCGTGCAAGCGAAACGCAGGTAATACATGCACCAAAGTAATTTACATTTTCGGTAATGTCTTCGATGGATTGGCTAGGAACACCTTCGGCACGGGATAACATTTCTGTCATCAATACAATGTCTTCCATACCATCATTGAATTCACTATCACCTTCTTCAATTATTTCCGATAATACTTGTAGATTCTCATCGGATAATTTCCTAAAGAATTTGCCTAATGATGTATATGGATTACGCATCAACATCTTTGCTACTGATTTCGTGACTGGCAAAAGTTTATCTGATTCAATAATCTTTTCCATACACGGATGTGAGTTTTCAAAGTCGATAGGGTCTTGCATTAAATCTCCACGTATTTTAGTTTAAAGTTATCAGCACGGTCTTCGTGATTAATGTATCCACGTGGATTGCAAACAACCCTAGTAGTACCAATCATGTAGTCAAAGTCTTCGTGCGTATGCCCGTGAGTCCACAATTTGATTTGTGGATTGTCAAGAATGAATTGATCCAAACGGCTACTGTATGCACCATTCATTAACACTTCTTCTTTGTATCGAGGATGCGTAGATGCTTTGCTAGGCGCATGATGCCCAACAACAACGTATTTGTTTGGATTCTCACCAAGCATTGCAGTTGTCACTTGAATATGTTGTAACATTTTCTTGTGATCCTGTACAGTATCTTCTGGTGTAAATCTAGCAGGACGCTTATGGAATTCTGCTTTCTGAATTGGCAGTCCATTCTCATCTAACTTTACATTGCCATCACCATCATATGCATTGACCATTGTTTTGTATGAAACCATTTCGGTACTATTTTCAATAATACGAAAGTCATTCATCATACCACGAATGTGTGAAAGTGTAACAGGGTCTTGTGCATTCATGTCAGTCCATAATGTACCACCAATGAATGTCACACCATCAATCGTCACGTTCTCTTTGTCGAGGATGTGTAGATTCTGAATGTGTCCAAGATAGTTTCGTAGAATCGTAAACGTTTCAGCATAGTCACCGTGATAGTGTTCATGGTTACCAGCAACGTAAAGTACTTTTGGAAATTCAAAAGCGCAACGAGAAAAGAAATCAATGTAGCGTTCGCTTTTACCTTTTCCTATAATTCCGTATGGATCAGATTTACGGAAGTCAGCCGCAACGCAGATATCGCCAGATAGTATTAATACGTCAGCGTTTTCTTCGTTCTTTAAAATCAAGTCACCAAATTCAAGGTGAACATCGGATGCAATAGCAATCTTCATTTTTTACTCTCAATCTGTATGAGGTGGGAGAATATAATCTTCACAATAGAATTGTAGTTTAGCAATAGTCTCATTTACATCTTTATGCAGTATAGCAATACCGCCAGCGGCTCCAAACGAATCAATTACGTCTGGAGTATCATCCACCAATATGGTTGTGGATCTTGCGTATTCGGCTTTCAATTTACGCCCAGGTACAGTATTTATTTTAAATTCAATACCACGTTCACAAAGCCATTGTGTCTTTTGAATTGTCACTTCGGTGTGATACTTCATTCCACCACTTGAAGTCAACATTTCAATTTCGATGTTTGGTATAGTTCGCACGTAAGCAAGCAATTCTTGCCCGCCAGGATTCCAATCTAGTGTAGCAAAGTTTTCACCTTCAATGAATTTAGTCCAGTTACTTGAAAAGTTTTTTCTATCTCTAGACGAGCCAGGACTTTCGCCAAACAATTCAAGATAGCGGTTCTCAAAAGAACACAAAACACCATCCATGTCTAGATAAAGTTTGCTCACATCCATATAATCAATCCAACGACAATTATAATTACAAAATACTCCATGAGAGTAAAGTGCAAAATCAATTTATAGAACCAATTGTATCGCAATAATTTTTCATATAGTGAAAGTTTCATTCTGACATTCTCGCAATTAAATTTTGTAAAACAGGTTCTATCTCAAAGGCAGGAATGCTTGACATATACTGGACGTATTGTACAACGTCAGTACCAGTCAAGCCAAAGTCCCATGCCTGAAGGATGTATCGTTCTATTACGTCACGTTCATCCATACCACTCCATTCATTATCAAGTTCGAATATATGCTTCAGCAAATTGGCGGTCTTCAAAGTCCTCAACGTCTGTATCGATTTCATCTAACAAGTTGACGGGTTTCTTTGCAGAAGACTTTGCCATCGCAGACATAATTCCTTCAAGGGAATCACCAGCAGGAACAGGCGTAGGAGTAACTTTCTTCGCTTTCACAGGCTTAGCCGCTTTAACAACGGGAGCCTTGGCAGTCTTAACTGCCTTCACTTTAGCCGGTTTTGCAACAGGTGCAGTACCAGCGCCAACGAGTTCATAACTTACAACGGTGCGACCATCACGATTGGAACGAACAGCAAAGCCCGTATTTTTCTTGATTTCCCACAGATAAGTAGAGAGTCGAGTCGCAACGATGCCGTCAATCGCACGAATGGTGCTAACTGGAACTGGCGCATTAGCGGCTTGCAAAACTTCAAAAATCTTTGTGTATTGTTGAACAGATTTAGTCATAATATAATTTCCTTAAAAAGAGTTAACTAAGAGATACATGGTAACACACCATGGGGTGTTTGTCAAGCGGTAACAACAAAAGGTTTGTCCCATTTGCCAACGTTGATATGAGCATAGTAAGCGGTATCGAAATAATCCGTCATCGCATCGCT